GTAAAGTACAAAGATCAATTGTCCTTTGAAATTGATCCGGTTACCTTAAAACCAAAAACATGCACGTATTATGAGGCTTTGCACTTTTCTGGTCCTGATCCTAAAGCAACTATAAAATATATTGATCATGCCGATTGGCGAAAAATGACTAAGGAGGACTTCTAATGAAAGATGAACTGTATCAGTTCCTAGCATGTGATTATTATGCTACAGGAGAAGGGCGTACAGTTTCTATTCTCATTACGCGGGCCTATCCTCGTGCTGAAGACTATGAGACTGGTACAGATAAACCACAAATAGCACCAGGTAGAACTGCTAAGGTGAGAGCCGCAAGAGAGTTTATTGAAGAGTTTGGTAGTTGGTATGCTCACGGCGCAGAAAATCTTGAACGTCAAGAGTTCTTAGAACGTTTTGGTCATCATCTTCCAGAGTATGTAAAAAACATCTTGACAAGCGAAGACCCACCTGGTAACTTTAACTATAGAGCACAACTACATCTAAACTTTTCATAGGAGATTATAAAATGGATGATCAACTTCCCGAAGGGCGTGTACCATACGACGAATGGCTCAAGACAAAACGATACGCAATCGTAAAAACCATTTCAACGTTCTATCACGTCTACGCCGTCCCTCTTGATCTACTTCAGACAGGCAACACTGATGCTGAGGTTGACCCACGTTGGCTTGAAGACGCTGTTACTATGGAAGAGATTGAAGAACTCGGTCAACAGCATTTAGGTGAACAAATCATTGGCCAAGCTGAAGTTGTCAGTGAAGAAGAGATGTTAGAAATCTTTGATAACATCAACGATTATTTGTCTGGGTGGTCAACTGAACAGAAGGTTGGTTTTGTTCGCCGCTTGTTTGACGTTCGTAAGGGTTGACACAAGTGCGTAAAAAGAGCAATAGTAAGCGTTTGAAAGAAGCGAGAGCCAGGCACGAGGCTTGGCTCTTATCTCAAGGAATAGGTAAGAAGAAGAACCGCGAAAGCGTAAATGAAATACCAGACTACTCTACGAATAACTCGGTCAGACTGAGTGATAGCATTCCTGGTAATGGCTCTTCTAAGAAAACTAATAAGTATACTGGAGACTATGTGAAAGGTATCGCAGTCTCGCATAAGAGTAATCTGATGCCAATCACAAGTAAAGAACAGGCCGTAGAGGTCAGCGCTATGCGGAGAAACTAAATGAAAGTTGTAAAGTATCTATCTAGAATAGGCATTGCGTTATCAGTCCTATTCAACGTTATCTTAGGTGGGTACTCAAATCAAACATTTTCAGCTAGAAACTGGGGCTGGAAAAGAAAGGGCAAGTGGAATTTTGTTTGGTTGATAGACGGTGTATGCGAGTACATTCTGCAACCAATCTTGGATTTTATCTTGACATTCATTCTACGATCTGATACAAAGGTATCACTGTCATGTCATTGCATGACTTCTTGGATTTACTGGAGAAGTCGCAAAGATGTGCAATACAATCATTCAACTGGTGAAATGAAAGACTAAGGAGACTATAAAATGGCTAAAGGTAAACGATCCTCGGGCAAGAACTACACTTCAAAGGGTGAACGTAGCAATGTCGCTAAGTCCACTCGCCGTGCAATGCGTCAAGAATACATCGCATCAGGTCGTCGTATTCTGAATCAGATTGCGGCTCTTGAGAAGGGTAAAGACGTTGTTATGACGATTGAAAACCCGAATCGTGAACAGACTAACAAGCCTTTCATCAAGGTTCGCATCAACGCGAAAGAGTGGCTTGCTGGTAAGAACGGCAAGGGGCGTAGCTACGTCATGGGTTCAACTGCTGGTGCTGAATCGTGATTGAAATCTATTCAAAGACAAGTTGTGCTTGGTGCGTGAAAGCAAAAGAACTTGCTGATCAATACAATCTAGACTATGTTGAAAAGAACATTGACACAGCAAAAAATCTGAATGAACTCCTGCTGAAAATGCCTGATGTAAAGACTATTCCGCAAATCTTTTGGGGTGATAGGTACATCGGTGGATACGCTGAGTTTGCTAGTGAGATTGAAAATACTATTGGAGGTTATGGAGAAGGCCAATGCTAAATCGTGAACAAATCGTAAATAAACTGAAAGAGGGCGCAGTTTCTTTGAGTTTTGAAAAAGTTGATACAACTCAACGCGAAATGACTGCAACTCTTGATGAAACATTTATTGAGTATCAAGGCTCTGGTAAAGGAAAAAAGAAGTCAGAAGACGTTCTGGCAGTGTGGGACATGGACAAGAACGCATGGCGATCTTTCCGTTGGGATAAGCTACGATTCTTTGACGGAACGGATCTCCCTAATGGAGTATAACGAAGTCAACAAAAAGGCTATGGGTGGCACTGAACTCATGGCTCATCGCATTGAAGAAATGCTAGGACCTGACCTGCTAAGTCAGGTCCAAATCATTCATTCTAGAGTACGTGAACTAGACGACACAAAGAAGAAGATTCTTGTTCTACATGATCTGGCTGGTGATCCAGAAGTACAGCATCTAAAGAATGGTGGTTGGCAGAAGTTTGACATGCTAGTTTTTGTCTCACATTGGCAGAAACAGATGTATGAGATTCAACTGGGAGTTCCACCGTCGGCTGGTGTTGTTCTTCAGAACTCTATCGTGCCTATTGAACAACATGAAAAGCCAAACGACAAGACAACATTGATTTACTACTCAACACCACATCGTGGTCTGAATCTGTTGTACCCAGTTTATAACAAACTTTACGAGGAGTTTGGTTCAAGCATTGAACTAAAAGTGTTTTCGTCTTTTGATCTGTATGGTTGGCCACAAAGAGATGAGCCTTATAGGGAGCTGTTTGATGCCCTTGAAAATCACCCTGGCATTCAATACAGTAAATCAGTAAGTAATAATGTTATTCGCGAAGAGTTGAAGAAGTCGCACATTTTTG